TGTACTTGTCTTTCAGGTCCCCCAGCAGGGCCTGGACTTTTGCAATATCGGCCTGGTTGATAGTGACAGATGCCATTATTTCACCACCAGTGTGACTTCCAGCCCGTCGTCGGAATACCGCTCGATGCGCTGGACCGTGTATTCGGTTCCGTCACCATCCAGGGTAAAGGTGTCCCCCCGGTTTGCCGTGCCTACATCAGACACCTGTGCCGTCACCGTAGTACCCAGGGTGGCAACCCCCGCATCATACCCGTCCGCCTGGATCAGCACATCGTGGTCCACAAGGATATTGCAGGACACGGTTTCCGGGTCACCGGGCTCCCAGTTTATGGGGGTGTACACAGCTGCCTCTGCAAACTCATCCGGGTTGTAGAACGCAGCTATCAGGTCGGATGCCATCTGTTGCTTGAACGTGGTCAATTACTGTCCGCCTTTTTTACCGGGGCTTTTTTAACTACCGGCTTTTGTGCAGGCCCCGGGGTTTTTTCCGGCTCGGGTGCCGGTTTGTCCAGACAGTCCATTCTTGCCAGGGCGATCTTGTCCGGGTTGTCCAGTCTGATCTTTTCCCCGGCCTTGAACTCAATCGGCTGCAGCACTTCATACACCCCGTCTCTGATCTGCCGGACCCGGCTCCGGCGGGCACCGGCCTGGTGCTTGTCCAGGCCGATGTATCCGCAATTTACCCTGATGATGCCTGTGGTTTGGTATTCACGCATGAACACCCCCTTATGCCAGGGTCACGAGGCAGGAGTTCTGCCACATGCCGTATCCCACGTTCCGCCAGGTATCGATGCCGTACTGATGCGCGTCATTGTCAAATTCAAACTCAGACCCGGACCCCTTGACTTTCAACTGAACTCCCATTTCTTCTTGACGAATGAAGGATTTCAAGAAAGAGTCGGTGCGGAATACCGGAAACTGGTAAGATGCCGCCATGGTGGATAATCTCGGATTGACCACCACATCGATGGCAAAGTTTGATTTCAGCGCCTGCAGGGCTGTCTGCGTTTCTGTCACTTGCACAGGAGTTGCCACTGCCTGCATAATCACGTTCATGTATTCTGTGGGCGCCATAACCATAAAGCGGCTGGCGTCCTCATTCATCGGCTCGCCCTGGTCATCCACAAAACCGACAATCGCCTCGATAGCCTTGGCAATGGCATACTGCATCTCGGCTACTGCCGGCAGTGCCGCAGTCCCGGGAGTCTCCACCGGGTAGTCCGAAAGATCAACTTCAATATCATTGGACTGGATGCCGGAATCGCCTTCGCTGTGGGAAGTGTCGAAAAAATACTCCCCGTCGTAACAAGTGGTGGAATCCCCGTTCTCGATCAAGGTCGAAATCAGGCTTGCCCAGTGGCTGTTCGCCCGCCTGGCCATCTCATTAATTCTCACCATGAGCTGCCCGGTTTTGTCCCGGCGCAGATCCCGCACCAGCACTTCCAGGGTGGCTTCGTAATGTTTGTTGCGGATCTGAAAAGATTGCTCTCTGAACCCCTTGGCGTTTCTGCCGCCGATCCATTCCCGCATGGCGGGTGTCATGCCCAGCCAGGCATATTCCTCCAGGGCCTGATCAGACGTAAAATAGTTGGACACCGCGTCAAGCCACGGTGCGCCGGTAGCAACTGAAAGGGCCTTGTAAAAGTTCCCGATCACCTGCCGTTCTGTAATTTTATTCGCTCCCATTTTCTTTATCCTTTCCCTTTACAGGTGATTAGCTTTCAGTGGCCCAGGTACCTTTAATGCCTTCAACGACAGGACCATGAGTAGGCCCGAACCGAAGGAGACAAAAATCACCCCGGCAGGCGGTGGCTTTGGTGTTCACCAGGTCTTTGTTGTCTGTCCCGGCAATATCCGGCCCCATGATCTTGTCATCAGATTCAGGATCAAGGGAGATTTGCACAGTCCCATAAGCGCCGACACACAAAAAGCCGATAGAGACGGCCACAGCCGTGGCCGGCAGGGTGATCACGCTGTCTGCAGATACACAGAACAGCTTGCCTGCATCCCCCACATTGGCGGTTTTTGAGGCAGACAACGCCTCACATGTATACCCGGCCCACGGGTCGATCATTCGGCCTGCGTCAAACTCCACCACCATGTATCCAGAAGACACAAACCGTGAGGCCAGCCCGATAAACACACCGGATGCCGGAGAAAAGGTAAAGGTGTCATCGTCTGATGCGTAGACCGGGTTGTTGACATCCGTAATCATGGCGCCGGGCAGGGGCAGAACCACGGCGCCTTTTTTCACCACCCGCACATTAATGTCTGCAGCGTTTCCGCTGGAATTGTCGGCCTGTTTTTCTGCAAACCCCACGAACAGATCGTCAGAGGTCAGGGGCCGGGCATGGCCGGATGCCAGCACCACACCAACGGCAGCGCCTTCATAAATAGTATCCGATGCGATTACCGGAAATTCGTTCCGCTCCCCGATTTCCCAGGTGCGGGCCTTGTCAGCTGATAAAGTTGCCATGCTTTACGCTCCTTTCTTGCCGGTCAGGATTCGCACCAGACCTTTTTCAGATGCCTGCTTAAAGGCGGCATAGGTTTCAAAATCGCCAAACTCCGCCACCAGTTCTTTGTTCTTTGCAAAGTCTTCTGCGTTTGCAGGATCTGCAGGTGGCTTGGATGCTTCAGGTGCCTGCGGTTCATTTACGGGCGGAATACCGTCATCTTTGAACTCCGCAGCCTTTGTTTTCCGCATCTCTTTCTCAGCATTGAGAATAGCCACGGCTGCTTCGGGGCCGGTTGTTTTGCCATCAAAGGCAAGGGTTTCGGCCAGTTTTTCATGGCCGGGTAACGCCTGGGCCAGAACGGCCTGGATGCGATTGCGTTCAGCTTCCGCCCCGTCAGCTCTGGCGCGGTCCTGAATCTGTTTCAACAGGTCAGGCGCGTCGGTTTCCAGTTTTTCAAGAGTAAGCTCCATCTTTACATCCTCTCTTTCTGGGGTTTTATTTTGTGAGTCGCTTTGGGGCGGCTCGGTGAATTTTGAAAATGTTGCTATGCTGGTTTTGTCGTCTGCGCCCAGGGGGACAAACGACACTTCAAACACTTCTGATTCGATCCAGATCTCTGCCGGACCCTCAAGCGTGGCCCCGTTGACTTCATGGCTGGCTTTTTCTTCGATGGATAAAACCTTCAGAGGTCTAACCCCGATTGACGCCTGCCAGGGGAACCCTTCTGCAGCCAAAGCCTTTGCCTCTTTTGCCGCATCGGTTGACCCGGAGAATTTACCGGCCACTCTGAAAGATGAGTCTTTCCATGTCTTTTGGGACCATCCGACAATGGCATCTGAATTATGCCCCCTGAAAATGGGGATCTGTTGTTTTGCCTGGATGCCGGACACATCAATGGCAAGTTTTCCCCACCAACGATCCACGGCAGCGCCGGTGTATGCCTCGATCTCAACCCCGCCGGCCTCGTCTTGTGCCAAGAGCACAGGAGCTGATATTTCAAGCGCCGTGCATCTTGCGTTTTTTACTTCAATCTCGTTCATTCTGTATCCTCCACGATATCGTCCGGTTCAGGGGGCAATGTCACCAACCCGTCATCCAGACGCTTTTTGTGTTCTTTGACCTGCTGTGGGTGATTACGTTCCCAGTCGCCGCCGGTAAGCTCCACCGTTTCCTGCGCCAAAGTTGTGATGCCTGCGCCCAACCGCTCCCGTGCGGCCTTAACTTCTTTGAGTTCGTCAATTTGTCCTTTGGATGGCCCGACAAAATCAGCCCCGAGATATGCCGCTCTTACGGCTGGGTCGGTTAGGAAACCAGGGGCGGATATTCTGCCGGATACGACAGCCTCATACATCCAAACTTCATACACAGGCTTTAAAAATGAATCACAAAGCCAGCGGCGTTCAGACAAAACAAACTTCCACATCTCCAGCAATGCTGCACGGGCAGCGGAATAAGACGCAGTGAAGTGCTTGATTAATATTTCAAACGGTATTTCAAGTGCCACGCCGATCTGACGCAAAATAGATTGAACGAACGGATCAAAAGCATTGTTGGGTCTGCCGGGGTTTGAATCATGGACTTTTTCACCGGGTTCCAGGGAAACAATCATGCCGTTGCCCAGCTTGATGTCTTTGTCGCTGGTGGTATGACCGGTTTCCGCGCCTATCTTTGAATAATCAAAGTCAGCGTCACCGGTATCGGCCTCAATAAAAACGGTAAACATGCCTGATATGACAGCGGCCATGATCTCGGCTTCTGAGTATCTTCCTAATTGCTTTAATGGTTCGATAACCGCGGCGAGATCCGGCACACCCCTGGATTGTCCAGGGCGGGTCCGGTGATATAGATGGATAATGTTTCTAATGCCGGTTTTTGTGCCGTATGCCGGTATGACGGTCCATGTGGACTGGGACAAACTCAAGTTGCCAGGGTGTTGATCCAGTACATGGTAAGCAATGGGCGCTCCGCCGTCGTCTTTCTGGACACCGCCTGCAAGTGTTTCTGTGTCCATGGCGTTGTCTTTGTTGCACACCCGGTCCGCCTCAACCACCTGCAGACGCCTGGTGTATGGAAATCCCGGAACCTGTTTTTTTGGCAGCAACACAAACACATCGCCGTTCTCTTTGGCCTGTTGGTACACCATCCGTGTCAGCCCATGGCCGCTTTGCACCCTGGTGATGTCACAGTTTGGAGATTCCCAGTAAAGACGCCACTCACGCTCTGTGTGTTTTTCCCATTCGTCTGCCTGTTCTTCTGAAAGATTGAGTTCGTCACGATCAATGTGCGATTGCAGTCGCAGGCCGGTACCGATGACATTCGTCACTTTTGTTTTGATGGCACCTGCTGCAATGGGGTTGTTCCTGACCAGATCCCGCGATCTTTCGCGCAGGTCCGGAAGGTCTGTTAAAATGTCCGTGTCTGCATCCCCGCCACCGGGGGACCATTCTTTGACGCTGCGCCTTGAATGGCTGGCTCCGTCATACCCCCTGAATAGCTCCATGGCCATACGGGCCTTGATGCGCCGTTTTCCTGCCTCTGGATTAAAAAAGGCTATTGCTTTATCAATGGGGTTGAGTTTTACGGATCGGAGCCTTTCCTTGACTTCGCGAAGATTCATGTCGGGGTTGCCCCCGTGATTCGGATACCGCCCCTGTCAAGCTTTTTTACAAGGCGGGACCACTTCTGGACATCATTGGATAGGGCGGACAGCTCGGCACGCTTCATGTGCCTGCCGCCCCTGGAATATTCTTGTGATGTCAGTGCCGCCTGATACGCATCAATGGCGGCATCTAACAGGGTTTGGGCTTGTGCAAGGGTGATTCCGGCCATAAATCCTCCTGTTTTATGGGAGAATTATACACCCGGATTTTTGAGAAAATGACCGATTCTGTCTTATTTGGGTGCTATTTGGGTGCTATTTGGGGGTTGTTTGGGGGTCATTTCGCTTGACAGGGGGGTAAAATCAATCAATATCTGACGCCTTTGCACGCTTTCTGGTATATGCCTTAAAAAAATCCTCCAGATTTTCACTATGGGCTGTCCATCTTCCATCTTCAATCAAAACAGGCATGCCTCTTTCAATCCATTTTTTCAGCAAATGGTCAGAAGCACCGTCCAGATATTCGCTGATTCTCTTTTTTCCGATTAAAAGACCGGTCATTTAATCCCCTCACTGATTATGCGTCTGCGTTTTTGTTTTATCTTTGCTGCAAAGGTGTCAACACCGCCAGTGGGCCAGGAGCGATCAGCCATTGCAATGCACCCACATTCACAATCAAAATAATCGTTTCTTGCCTTAACCTGCACCCAAATTTCATTGCCTTGCTGGTCGGTTTGTTTCTCTTCTGCCAAAATATGCTTGGCATATTCTTCATCTGTGTCTGCGTGAAGGTATGCCGCGTGATATGGCTCGCCCTCTACCGCCTGGTTCAGCCGGTACATAAACCTGTCTTTCAGCTCATGTGTATTTAGCCTGATTAGCTGCAGACCTCCGGGCAATGTTTTACCAGATGGTGTTTTGTCAATCGCTGGCATGATCTGCAATGTTCCTTTAAGCGGAACATTGCTCCCTTTTGTACCCCGCACCCTTGCGCCCCTTCCAACACCGTTTTTCCTTAACCAGAAATATGTTTCTTCTGTCATGCTCATGTCTTCATACTTGCTTGTTCCGCCGGTGTCTATCGCTGCCCGGTGAATCGGCATGGTTGTGTCCGGCAAACCATCGACAGGGTATTGCGTTTCAAATAACAGTTCTTCAACGTCTTCCCATAAAGCCAGATTGCCATAGTGGATGTTCCAGGAGCGGTAGTCTTTGGAAAAGGCCCTGACCACAAACCAAAAGTTGTTTTTTTGTACGTCCACATAACAAACAAGCATATCCGCCTCCGCCGGCACTACCTGGGCAGGAAGACCGCACCGGGCAGAAAGGATCTTTTCTACAGAATCGGCAGATTGCCGCACCACCCGCTTAAACGGCTCCGCCAGCGTTGAATTGATAAACCCCTGCAGGGACCGCACATGCTGCTCTCCAAACAGCTTGAAGATTGACACCCATTCTGAAACAAGTTTTTCCAGTTTACCGGAATCGAACAGGGAATATATCCGGTTCACATGATGCCCGGTCCTGCGCTCGGTGCCGGTTGGTTCAGTGCGCGGCACCTCTTTGCCAAGCTGCACGGCCCGGTTTTTCTGCCAGGTATCCCACAGCTCTCCGCACTCCCCGCACTGATACCGGGCAGTGGCCCGGATCTGTTCTGTTGTCGCCTCCCTGCCCCCTTCCCATACAACTCTGCCAATGTTGTGCATCTCGTTATCATCGCCTCGGTATTGCCCGTTTTCAAAGCCATGGCAGTGCTCCGGTGTCCATCGCAGGGGCTGGAACTGACCGCAGTATGGGCAGGGAACGTGCCAATCATAGATCACGTCGGACTGCTCCAGCAGCACAATGATGTTGCTCTTCGGGGTTGTGGGCGTGCTGGTGAAAATATGCTTATAGTAGCCATCTGGATAAGAGGCGGTACGTTCCCGGGCCAGAGAAATAGCTCCGGCTTCTTTGGATTTTTTGGAGTACCCGGGCTTGTCCACTTCGTCACAGATCACAATCCGTTCCGGCTTTGTTGCCAGCTTTGCCACAGATGACGCCCAGGCAAAATCCACATGGGAGCCATTGTGTGTGCCGATCTCGCCTTTGTTGAAGGTCTTTTTGTCATACAGATAAGACAGGGCAGCGCTGTCTTTAAACAGGGGTGCGATCTTTTCTTCAGATATAAAATAAGCCGTGTCCTCATCAGCCAGGACAATCATGATGCTGGAGGGATCCTGGTGGATATAATACCCGGTGACGTTTTCCACAATAGCCACGGTCTTGCCTGACTGAGCCGGACCGCACACCACCACCTGATCTATGTCAGGCGATCCGCACCGGTCCATGATCGGTCCCCAGAACGGTGTCATTTCCAAGGAGTATAGGCCGGTGATGGCGGACAGCTTGCCCAGCTCCCGGTATTTGCAAGCCCACTCTGAAATGGTTAAACGCTCAGGCGGCTTGGCGGCGGAGAGTTCTTCTATGGACCATGTGAATTTCATTTTTTCTTTCGCACCGGTTTTTTAACCGCCGGCGTAAACTTCCCGGTCCGGCTGAATTTATCACACAAGGCCCATGCCTCGTTGTAGATTATGGACTGAATTTCCTTGTCGGTCTTTTTTGCCAGCAGAGGGGATAACCTCATAGACCAGCCAAGGATTCCACTGAACACCTCGGACACCCGCCAGGCCCAGGCTTTCTTGAAGTCTTCAATGGGCATGACTTTTTCCTCTGCCAAGTCAGCTTTGACGGTTTCGGTACGGCTTTTTGCGATCCAGTATGCCTCTTTTGCGTCTTTAATATCCGTGTCGTCATCTTCGGCCCGGTACATGTTGTCGGCCCACCACTGGATGGTGATGGACAAATCAAACTTGCCATAGGCATGTTTTGGCATTCCGCGCTTGGCCCAATCGGCCACGGTCTTTCTTGACACGCCGAAGATGTCGGCTATTTGGGTGGTTGTGACGATCATGTTTTACCCCCGGGGTTTTGGTGAAAAAAACGGTTTGAGCCGAAATTTTCCGGTTTTGCGCCATGGGTGAAATTGGCTGTTGTGTTTTTGGTAGCTGTCAAAACCGCCTCCAATAGTAGTTTTGCTATGTTCCACGGGTAAAGATTTACCTCTAAAAAAAAAT